TGAACGTCGAACCACTACGTTTGCGCGCCGCAAGATATTCATGTGTTCTACGCCGACGATCAGGGACGCAAGCCGCATCGAAGCCGAGTACATGGCGAGCGACCAGAGGCGATATTTTGTGCCGTGCCCGCATTGCGGAGAGCTTCAACAGTTGGTGTGGAAGAATTTGAAGTGGCAGGACGGCGACCCGAAGACGGTGATCTACGGCTGCGAAGCAAACGGATGCAGCATAGACGAGTCGCATAAGACCGACATGCTCATGCGTGGAGAATGGCGGGCAACCGCACCTAGCGATGGCAAGACTCGCGGGTATCACCTGTCGAGCTTGTATTCGCCGCTCGGCTGGAAGTCCTGGGCTGAAATCGTGGAGGAGTTTTTGCGCGCGAAGGGCGACCCACCGCTACTCAAGACGTTTGTGAACACGATTCTCGCTGAGACATGGGAGGATGAGATCGCGTCGAAGATTGGTGCTGGAGAATTGCAGGATCGCGTCGAGCTGTATCGACCAGGAATGGCACCCTCTGGAGTTTTGACGGTGGTGGCTGGCGTAGACACTCAGGACAACCGTCTCGCGGTCACGGTGGTGGGGTTTGGTGCAGCAGAGGAGGCATGGGTTCTGCGGCACGATGAGATTTTCGGAGATCCTGCCAGACCGGAGGTATGGAATCAGTTGGCGAACCTGTTGTCATCGCCAATTGAGCATGAGGACTACGAAGACGTTCAGATCGCGGCCACCTGTATCGATTCTGGTGGTCACTTCACGCATGAGGTGTATGCGTTCGCGCGCGAGCATAAGAATTTGAACGTGATGGCTATCAAGGGCGTGTCTCTCAAAAACAAGCCGATCCTCGGAAGGCCCACCAAAGTGGATTTGAACTGGCGGCAGCAGACGCTGAAGAACGGAGCCGAGGTGTGGCCTGTCGGCACTGACACTGCGAAGGCGACCATATATTCTCGATTGAAGCTCACTGAGCCTGGGGCCGGTTTTGTTCACTTCCATGCCGCCCTCAACACTGAGTACTTCGATCAGTTGACCTCCGAAAAGCTCAGGACGCGATATGTGAGGGGCTATGCGACTCGCGAGTGGGTGAAGAAATCTGGGTCGCGCAACGAGGCGCTGGACTGTTTTGTCTATGCCTTGGCGGCAATGCAGTCGCTCTATTTTCGCTATAACCGGAAAACCATTTGGGATCAGATGCAGAATAAAATGACACCAAAGCGTTTGACCTCCTCCGGTGCGGCGTTGCAAAACAGCAAGCGTGCCGGTATCGTTCAGTCGCGATCATCGTTTGTCACCAACTGGTGAAAATTTGGAAATCCCTGCCGAAATCGTTCAAGGCAACTCAGTCACATGGCGTGACATCTCAACCCAGGACAATCTGGGGAATGCCATATCGTCTGCTGATTGGACGTTGACCTATTATTTCGGCGGCCCGACCACCCTGAGCGTTGTCTCAACTGCCTACAGCAGTGGCTGGGAAACGACGCTCAGTGCGGCTCAGACCGCAGCCATGAATGACTCGCAAAGCGCGAACTACTTCTGGCAGGCAACCGTTACCAAGGCCACCCAAGTCATTACGATTGGCAGCGGAAGTCTCCGCATCGTCAAAAACCTTGCGACAGCGGTCGCCGGATTTGACGGCAGAACTCAGACTGAAATCGATCTGGCTGCGGTGCAGGCGGAAATTTCAGCGCGCATTTCCGGTGGAACGGCAATCGAATACACCATTGGCACGCGCAGGCTGCGTAAAGAAGACATGGCCGCGCTGTTGACGCTTGAGTCCTCATTGAAGCGTCAGGTTTACATGGAAAAGGCCGCGCAGAACATCGCGAACGGTCTTGGGGATCCTCGACAAATGTACGTGAGGTTCCGCTGATGGCATGGTATTGGCCGTTTTCCAAGAAAACCCCTGCGGCGAACCCTAAGCGAGCCTATGCTGGCGCGGCTTGGGGTCGGACCATGTCCGATTGGATCGCAAGCAGTACCTCGCAGGATTCAGAGTCGCGCATGGCGATTCAGACGCTGCGAAACCGCGTCAGGGATCTCGCACGCAACAACGATTACGTGTCGAACGCGCTGCGAGCGATCCAGAATAACGTGATCGGACAGGGTGTTCGCGTTCAGTCTCAGGTATCGCGGGTCCGAGGGCGCGGGGCTGGAAAGCTCGACAGCGCACTCAATCAGTCGATTGAGACTGCCTGGAATCGTTGGGGTCGAGCAGATAGCTGCCACACTGCTGGCAAGCTGTGCTTCTCGGAGATTGAACGCCTTCTGGTGCGTTCTGCTGCCGAATCGGGTGAAGTTTTCGTTCGGATGATCCGCAGACCGTTTGGTCGATCACCGATTCCGCTTTCACTTGAGGTCATTGAGGCTGACTACCTTGATGAGAACTTCAATGGCAGCGACATCATCACCGGCAACACTATCCGCATGGGCGTTGAAGTCGATGAATGGCAGCGTCCTGTCGCGTACCACTTCTGGAAGCTGCACCCAGGAGATTTAGCAACCAGTGGGAGAGCCGCTACTCAGGCGCGGATTCGCGTTCCAGCCGCAGAGGTCATCCATCTGTTCAGAACGGACAGACCAGACCAGACGCGCGGGGTGCCATGGTTCGCAAGCGCGTTGATCCGACTGCGTCACATGACGGGATTTGAGGAAGCCGAGGTCATCGCGGCTCGCGCATCCGCGTGTCAGATGGGCTTTCTTGAGACTCCGGATCCGCAGTTTGAGGGCGAGGAAATCGTCAACGGTGAGCGGGTCAGCAGTTTTGAGCCGGGACAGATTCGGACACTTGCGCCAGGGGAGCGTTTCGTACCGTTTGCGCCGACCCGACCGTCAGGACTGCTCGATCCCTTCATGCGCTACATGCTGCGAGGCGTGAGCGCGGGCGTCGGCGTGTCTTACGAGACGCTGTCGAAGGATTACTCGCAATCCAACTACTCCAGCAGCAGGCTTGCTCTGCTGGATGATCGTGACACATGGCGCACGCTTCAATCGTGGATGATTGAGTCATTTCATCAGCGAGTGTTTGAGGCCTGGCTCGAAATGGCAGTCATGTCGAACACGCTGTCACTTCCTGGTTATGAACTGGATCGGCATCGCTACGAGGATGTCCGGTGGATTCCGCGCGGATGGGCTTGGGTCGATCCAAACAAGGAAATCAATGCCTACAAGACTGCTGTACGAGCAGGCTTTATGACTCTGCGTGATGTCGTTATGCAGAACGGTGGTGACCTTGAGGAATTGCTTGAAACCCGCGCTCGCGAGGTTGAGTTGTGCGACGAGCTGGAATTGATTTTTGATACCGATCCAGAGGTTGTGGACAACGCAGGAAAAGCGCAACCCGCACCAATTGAAGATTCTCCAGACGCGCCAGACGATGCAATGGAAGCGGAAAATGGTTCGACTGAAACAGAAAGCGATGTTGCCTCCTGAGTGAAAAGAAGAGATATTCGCCACATGGATCAGACCAGATTGACATTGCCAGTGATGAAGCGTGCGGTTTCCGCAGAACTTTCTGTGGATGACGATACGCGGATGGAGTTTTCGTTTTCGAGCGAAACTGCGGTTGAGCGGTGGTTTGGAAATGAAGTTCTGTCTCACGATGCAGGCGCCGCCGATCTCAGCAGGCTGAATGACGCGGCTCCACTGTTGTGGAATCACGATCCCAATCAAATCATCGGGGTTGTGGAAAACGCGCGCATTGGCGGCGACAAGCGCGGCTATGCGACGGTGCGATTTGGCACATCGCAGAAAGCGCAAGAAATTCTGAGTGACGTTCGCGCGGGAATCATCCGCAACGTCAGTTTTGGATACCGCATTCTCGACATGGTCGAGGAAAAGCGTTCGGGAGTCCCAACCTACACCGCAACGAGGTGGGTTCCCATGGAAGTGTCCTGTGTCAGCATCCCGGCAGACCCCACCATTGGGATCGGCAGAGATGACTCGCAGGATCCTCGCGAAGTTGTTGTACGTTCTCTTTCTCCTTCCATTTCTGAGGAAAAAACCATGTCCGACGCACCTGTTCCGGCCCCTGCCGTTGACGTTTCGGCGGTGCGCGCCGAAGCAGTCGCTGCCGAGCGCACGCGCATCACCTCGATCCGCGCTCTCGGTGACAAGTTTCAACGCGACGATCTCGCGACCTCCCTGATCGATGGCAATCGCTCGCTTGAGGAAGCCCGCGCAGCTTTTCTGGAAATTGCTGGGGCCAAACAGGTTCCGGTGAGCGGTGGCGTTCAGAGCGGCACTGTTGACATGTCGGATTCCGAAGCACAACGCTACTCCATCGTGCGCGCAATCAACGCCGCATGTTCTGGCGATTGGAGCAAGGCTGGCCTGGAACAGGAAGTTTCGCGGTCGCTGGCGCAGAAAAGCGGTCGCGATACGAACGGCTTTTTCATGCCTCTGAACCTGCGTATGGACACGCGCGCAAGTTACGCGGTTGGCGCCACGGGCACTGGCGGCGCTACCGTTGCCACCGATCTGCTTGCGGCATCGTTCATTGAGGTTCTCCGCAACCGGGCGATGATCATGCAGATGGGTCCGACGATGCTGTCGGGCTTGGTCGGCAACGTCGCGATTCCGCGCCAGATCACCGCGACTACGACCTACTGGGTTACTGAGGCAACGGCAATCACGCAGGCTGAAGCCACCTTCGACCAGGTTACCCTGAGTCCGAAGCAACTCGGCGCGCGCTCGCAGTACTCGCGCCTGATGCTCCAGCAGGCTACGCCGGACATCGAAACCATCGTGCGTAACGACCTCGCGCGCGTGATGGCTCTCGGAATCGATTCTGCTGCTATCAGCGGCAGCGGCGCTTCCGGCCAGCCGCGTGGCATTCTGAACACCAGCGGCATTGGCTCCGTAGCAATGGGTGCCAACGGTGCTGCACTGGTGAACGCAGCGACCAGCGGCACCACCGGCTTGGATCAAATTTTCCTGCTGGAGCGCGCAGTGGATGTTGCCAACGCCTTGAGCGGCAACATGTATTACCTGACCAACGCCAAAGTCATCGCGGCCCTCAAACAACTGAAGTCGGCTCAGGCCGACTACATTTGGACCACTGACCGCTTCAATGGCACGCTTGGCACTGCTGGAAACCTTAACGGTTTCCCCTGTGCGCGCAGTAACCAGGTGCCGTCGAACCTGGTCAAGGGAACTTCTGGCGCCGTTTGCTCCGCGTTGCTCTATGGCGACTTCAGCCAGTTGGTCATTGGGATGTGGGGCGGTCTTGAAATCCTGCCAAACCCCTACGGTTCTGGCTACACCGCTGGCTCGGTGGACATTCGCGCCATGCAGACCTGCGATATCGCAGTTCGGCATCCCGAATCGTTTGCAGCGATCACCGACATCCTCGCGACCTGATGATCAGCGGCGCGGAGTAACATCCGCGCCGCCTTTTCTTTTGAGGGGGCCTTATGGCGCAGTTTCGCGTCCGCGAACACTTCTATCCGAAAATTGGCGATGTCATTCACATGCCTGGTGATGTTATCGATCTGGATGATGTGCAGGCCGCGGCGGTCGCACATATGATCGAAACCGTTCCACCTCCTGCAAAAAAGCGGAAGTCAGCAGATGCTGGGGCTGAATGATCTCGACCAGTTCCTGTCTGATTTTGGTGTCACTGCTGTTGTCGGTGGGTTGACCGTCAAAGGCATTTTTGATGCGCCAACGAATGTTGTCGCGGAGGGAATGGTTTTGACGAACAACTACATTCTCACGATCAAAACACCGAGCGCGGGAATGCCTGTCTACGGTGATGCGCTCACGATCAGTGGACTTGCGTATGCAGTGCGCGACGCCCGCATGATTGACGATGGTCTGTTTTGCGAACTACTGGTAAGCAAGACATGATCACTCCTGCCAGCCTCGATATTGAGCTTCCGCAAAACGCGACGTTCTCCATGCAGTTTCAGTTCAAAGATTCCGCTGGTGTGAATCTGAACATGAACTCCTACACGGTAGACGCGGAGCTGTGGACAGAAGGCAAGGGCAGAAAACTTTCCGACTTCACTGTCACATGGGTTGATCGTCCCAACGGGCAGTTCAAACTCAGTCTGGCATATACGGTTACCGCTCTGCTGGGCGCGTCAGGCGTGTGGGATCTGCTGGTTACCAATCCAGACGGAACTCGGGATTACTGGCTGCGCGGCGCGGCAACGCTGGCGCTCGGATATACCACATGAGTTCAGTGACGGTTTCGCAAACCGTCGCAACGGTTTCCGTAACGACCACTGAAAACCAGGTTGTCGTTCAATCGTCGGCGCAGCCATCTACCGTTCAAGTGGTCACCACTGGACCTCAAGGGCCAGCGGGCGGCCTGCGAATCAGTTCCATCACTACCGCCACTACCGTCGCGCCCGATATTGATCAGTTCGATTTCATCAGCATTGATGCATTGGCATCCGCAGTTTCCTTTGCAAATCCAACCGGAACCCCGGTTAACGGGCAGCGATTGATCATTCGCATACTCGACAACGGATCCGCTCGATCTTTGTCCTGGGGAACTGCTTATGCCGCAGGAGGAATTCCTCTCCCCACATCTACTACGGCTGGAAAACGAACACACCTCGGGTTCATCTTTGATGGATTCGGGATAAAATGGTATCTGGTGGCGGCAGTCACTCAAACTTGAGGTGAAAAATGGCACTGCAATACTCTGTTTCTGTTCGCAACGCGAAGCTTGATGCAGTCGAAACTGCTACGGGTACGTCTGCAATTCTGCGAATTCGTTCTGGCACCGTTCCGGCTACTTGTGCGACGGCAGACTCTGGCACTGTTCTGGCAACTGTGAACCTTCCATCCGATTGGATGAACGCCGCAAGCGGCGGCACCAAAACACTGCTTGGCACCTGGCAAGATGCCAGTGCTGATGCTGCTGGCACGGCTGGGCACTTCCGGATTTACGATTCCGGCGGCACCACATGCCACATCCAAGGCACGGTAACTGCCACTGGTGGTGGTGGTGACATGACGGTGGACAACACAGTTTTTGCTGTTGGTCAGTCATTCACCGTCACGACGTTCACGCTTACTGCCGGGAATGCGTAAAACATGGCCGATTCAGATGTAAGCATCACCGCTGGCTCAGGCACAAAAATCGACACCAGGGCGGTTGGAGCTGGCGTTGATGAGCATCGCCAGGTCATGGTGATTGGTGATCCTTCCACTGCATCAGATGTGGCAACGGTCACTTCCGCTAACGGTCTCAAGGTCGATGTCACGCGAGTGGTAGGTTCTGTCACCATCGGTGATGGGTCGCAAAACATTGCGATTGATAGCGCGCAATCTGACGCAGAAAACAACGGAGTCAATTCACTCCACACTTCCTCGCGCAACTACGTGTTCAATGGGACTACCTGGGATCGGAATCGCGGCGACATCACCAATGGGCTGGATGTTGACGTTACTAGAATAGTTCCGGGTACTGGTCCAACGCATTTAGGTAAGGCCGAGGACACCGCGCACGTTGACGGCGACACGGGCGTTCTGATTCTCGGCGTTCGCAACCACAACTCAGGCTCGACCGTTGACGGCGACTACTCGGCAATCTCGGTGGACTCCACCGGGAACATGAATACGCTTTCGCGTCGGGATTTGCAGCGCATTTCCGTTGCAGTTTCGGGCACCAGCACTACGGCATACATTGCCGGTGATCAAGTCGGAACGCTCTGCACGCTGGCAAACGCATCCCGTATCAGCGGCGGAAACGGCACCATAGTGGGTGTCAGCTTGCAGGGTTACAACGACGCAATGGGGTCTTTTGAC